GTGAAGGCGGTTTATCAGCCGATGAGTTTGTAGCGGCCAGAGAGCTTTTAGTGCGTAGTGCAACAAGGTTAGAAGATCTTGCAAAACAAATCAAAAACGGAGCTGGTGCAGATGTACGTTTAAAGTTTCGTAGGCAGTTAGCTATTCACAGCGGTATACAGTTGCAGCTTAAAGGCGCACAAACAGAAGCGGCACGAGCGCTGCAATCTTTTCAAATACCAGTTAGCGGTGAGCTTTCAGCACAACAATTTGGTGCAGAAGCAAAACGTCTTTTAGCAGATAGTGGACAAGATGATGTAACAGATCAGCTAGCAGATCGATTGTTACGAGTAGGCAAAGAAGGTGGCATGAAAGCCATCAATGATTTTGCCAATGCTGGGTATTATGCAAAAACAAAACAAATGGTACACGAGGCATATCTAGCCGGGTTGTTGTCATCACCAGCAACACAATTTAAAAACATATTTTCTAACGCAACATTTATGTTGTTTCAGTTACCGACAGAAATTTTTGCTGGCGTGTTTGGTGAAGTTGTTAGAGCTGGACGTAAGCAGCTAGGAATGCGTTATCCCATAGCAGAAGATCAAATTTATATAGAAGATGCAATGTTGCGTGTAAAAGGCTGGAGCGATGCATGGGGCGATGCAATGAAAGCTGCTTCAATAGCATGGCGCACTGAGCTTCCAGCTGGCTCAAGCAAATTAGATATTGATCAATATCAGCCAGGTTTTAAAGACGCTGAGTCTATGCTCGGCAAATCACTCGATCAGTTAGGCAAACGTGTTCGTATACCGTTTCGTTTGCTTTTAGCAGCTGACGAGTTTACTAAAACAATATCGCAACGTGGCGAGCTATACACAGCGTTAAATAAAAGATACCAACATACACTAAGAAACGGTGGGTCTAAGCAAGAGGCGCTAGACGAGGCTGGTATGCTTATGCTTGATACAAGAGCTGTAGCTGAAGAGTTAGATGTTAAAGCAAAGTTTGATACATTACAAAGTGACTTGGGCATTTTTGGCAAAGTCATGGGCAAGTTTCAAAGAACTTTGCTTGGTCGGTTTATCGTGCCGTTTGTTACTGCACCTACAAACGCACTTTTGCGAACAATGGAATACACACCATTTAGCAAATCAGCAATTGATTTACTCGGTAGGAATGGCCCACGAGCACAGCAATTAGCAGCTGGGCGTTTATCTCTTGGAATGGCTACAACTTGGAAAGTTTCGCAGTACGCTATGGATGGGCGTATTACTGGCGGTATGCCAGAAACACAAAAAGAACGTGAGGCGTTACCACCAGGCTGGCAACCTTACAGCTTTGTTTTAAAAGGTGAGGGTTGGCCCGAAGGTGTTGACGATTTGTACGATGTATTCGGTAGACCTAATGGGCCGCTGAGATATGTAAGTTTTTCTGGATATGAACCGATAGGCGGTATCTTGGCAATAACAGCCGATACAGTACAAAGGGCTAATAGAACAAAAGATCCAGAGCTGCAAAAAAATTACTTTCACGCTAGTGTTATTTCAACGCTAGAGTACTATAAAGAATTACCGATGCTTCAAGGCGTAGCAGACGTAATAGCTTTTTTAGATGGTTACGATGCTGCAAAGCTTGCTCGATCATATGCTGAAAGCGCAACGCCTATTGGGTTACCTAATCCGTTGTCCTCTTTGCAGCGCATGTTTCAGCGGTTAGCGGATCCAACAAAGGTAAAGCCACGCGAAGATTTTGAATACTACACATTAGAAGATGTATTACAGTTCGAAGAGCAAGATGGGCGCAGAATATATAAATATGCCAAGACAGACGGTAGTCCTAATTATAACTTGGTCGGCACACCTAAAACAGAATGGTACAGTCCGTTTATAAGTTTCTATCAAGAGATGGACTCACTGCAATCTAAGGACAGTTTTTTTAGAGATGAGCGTGACCGTAATGCTGTAGTGTACGACACACTAGGCGAGGTGGTTGGCGATGAAGACGTAAGCTTTGCGAGTAGTCCTGGTGCTGCAATATTTTCTGCACTTACTGGTATTCGCATCAAAGACGGTGATGCACTGCAAAACTATGAAAAAGAACTGATTAGGCTGCACGATATGACATATCAGTGGCCTTTGACAAACCCAGAAAAATTTAACAATATTACACTAAGTTATGGCACACAGTCAGATCTTATTCGTTTAGCTAAAAATAAAATAAAAATAAAACGCAGTGGGTTTGGAGAGCTAACATTTCGTCAGACACTAGAAGCGGTTACGCAAAGTAATACTTATAAAAGTTTACCAGATAAAAACAGAGTAGCGTTGTTGCGTAATATTAATAAAGAATTTATAGATCAAGGCTTTCGTGTACTTATAGAAGTGCCAGGCAACGAAGATCTTAAAAAAGCATATCAACAAGTAGAACGTCTTAAGAAGGAAGGTAGACGATGACAGTATCAAGCAGCACCAATAAGGTTAGCTATAGCGGCAACGGCACGTTAACAACCTTTGCATACTCGTTTAAAATCTTTGATCAAGACGATCTTACAGTTATTTTACGTGCAGCTGACGGTACGGAAACAACGCAAACGATAACGACACACTACACAGTTACAGGTGTAGGATCGGCTAGTGGCGGTAATGTTGTATTTGGTACGGCTCCGGCAAGCGGTGTTACGGTGGTTATCATACGTGAACAACCTCTTACGCAAGGTTTAGATCTTGTTCCTAATGATCCGTTTCCGGCGCAATCGTTAGAAGAGGCATTAGACAAAGTTGTGTTTATGACACAGAAGCACGAAGAAGAGCTTAGTCGTGCTATTAAGGCATCACGTACAAATACGCTTACTGGTTCTGAGTTTACCATCTCTGCAAGTGATCGTGCTAATAAAATCTTTGCTTTTGATGGTTCTGGCAACGTAAGCATTACCCAAGCTATTGGTACATTTAAAGGTGATTGGGGCGCATCTACAAGCTACGTTGTGCGCGACATTGTTAAAGACACAAGTACTAATAATATTTTTATAGCTAACACAGCGCACACTAGTTCTGGCGCACAACCACTGACTACAAATACCGACAGTGCAAAATGGGATTTGTTAGTCGATGCTGCATCTGCAACAACATCAGCTACTAATGCTGCTGCAAGTGCGACTACGGCAACAACCAAAGCAAGTGAGGCCGCAACAAGTGCTACGACTGCAACTACAAAGGCTAGTGAAGCGGCAACATCGGCTGCATCTGCGGCGGCTTCATATGATAGCTTTGATGATCGGTATCTAGGCGCAAAGTCTAGCGATCCTAGCACTGACAATGATGGTGATGCGCTTATAACAGGGGCGCTATATTTCAATACTTCAGACGGAGAGTTTAAGGTTTGGAACGGTTCTGCTTTTATAACGATTACTGTTGCTGCAACCAACCAAGCTAATATTAATACAGTCGCTGGTATTTCTGCAAATGTAACAACAGTTGCTGGTATAGCTAGTAATGTCACAACGGTTGCTGGAATAAGCAGTGATGTAACGACAGTGGCAAATGACGGTACAGATATTGGTACAGTTGCAAGCGGTATATCAAATGTAAACACAGTAGCCAGTGGGATAAGCAACATAAACACTGTGGCTGGTATATCAGCGAATGTTACAACCGTTGCTGGCATTTCTGCAAATGTTACTACAGTGGCTGGTGCAAATGCAAATATTACAACCGTTGCGACAAATATTAGTGGTGTGAATAGCTTTGCAGAACGCTATCGAGTTGGCAGCTCAGATCCTACGACTTCTCTAGACGAAGGTGATTTAGCATACAATAGCACAAGCAACTTGTTAAAATACTACAACGGTTCCGCATGGGTTGGCATATCGCCTGGTATAGCTGATGTGGCGAGTGATACAACGCCACAACTAGGCGGCAACTTAGATATGAACGGTAACGATATTGTTACTACGTCTAATGCAGATATAGACCTAGCGCCTAATGGTACTGGTCGTGTTGTAGTCAAAGGTAATACAAACCAAGGCTCGATTGTACTAAACTGTGAGAATAACTCTCACGGCATAACGATACAGTCTGCACCGCACAGCGCATCAGCAACCTATACTGTGAAGTTACCTAATGCTCTAGGCACAACAAACGCCAGTTCTTTTGTTACTGCCGATGCAAACGGTGTTACAACGTTTGATAACGGTACGATAGAAGAAGCTACAACAATTACATCAAGCTCTAATGCGGCTACGCTAAACCTACGTGATGGCAATATCTTTGAGCATACGCTTACTGAAAATGTAACGTATACGTTTAGCAATCCAGCGGCATCTGGCAAGGTATCTAGCTTTGTACTGAAAATAAAACAGGATGCGTCTGCCAGTGGTTACACAGTGACATTCCCCGGCAGTGTAGACTTTGTTGGCGGCACAGCGCCTACGCTTACGGCTACGGCAAATGCGATTGATACATTTGTTGTTTTTACAACAGACGGTGGCACGATATACAATCTGTTAGTGGCTGGTCAGGATATAAAATAATGAGCGTTTCTAAGAAATTACTCCAAGCAGCCGCAGGTGCAGCAGGTGCTGAAGCTCTTGATGTAGACGAGGTGTTCAGCACGTTTTTGTATGACGGAAATAGTTCTACACAAACGATCACCAACAATATTGATCTAAGTGGCGAAGGTGGTTTGGTTTGGATTAAGAATAGGGAAAATACTTCTGGACCTCACTATTTGCATGATAGTGAAATGAGTTCAGATATTCATTATCTTCAATCACAAAGCAATACAGGACTAGCATCGGGTGCTGCTATAACTAAAAATAACAATGGTTTTTCTATAGCATCAACATCTTGGGAGGGTTTAAACGCTAGCGGTGAAGACTACGTTTCTTGGACATTCCGCAAAGCCCCTAAGTTTTTTGATGTGGTGACTTATACTGGGACAAGTTCAGCAAAAACTGTAAGTCATAATCTAGGTTCAGTTCCGGGCATGATTATAGTAAAATGCACAAACGATACTGGTAATTGGCGAGTTTATCATAGAGGTCTGGACGGTGGCAATGCTCCAGAAGATTACGTTATAAACCTCAATTTAACAAATGCTGAAGGAAATAGCAGTAGTTTTTGGAACGATACTGCACCAACAAGCACTGAGTTTACAGTAGGTGGTGACGATGATGTAAATGATTTTGGTGACACCTACGTAGCCTACCTATTCGCACACAACAACAGTGACGGTGAGTTCGGCCCTGATGGTGACCAAGATGTTATCAAGTGTGGGGGTTATACTGGCAATGGTTCTACGGATGGCACAGAAGTAAACCTTGGATTTGAACCACAATGGTTAATGATAAAGGCTACTTCAGTAGCTAGAGATTGGCATTTATTCGATGCTATGCGAGGCACTGTTACTGGTGGTAATGATTCTTTACTAAAAGCTAATTTAACTGATGCTGAATCATCAAGCGCAGAGTTTGTTTCATTTACCTCAACAGGTTTTAAGCTTAACTCAACAGATAATAAAGTAAACGGTGGCAATCACACCTACATATACATGGCAATCAGACGTGGCCCACTAGCTGCACCTGAGAGTGCGACTGATGTGTTTGATGTGGACATTAACACACAAGCAATCAACTCTAGTAATGCACCACCAAGAACTCCTTTTCCAGTTGATATGGGTATTTATAAAGCTAGAGATGCAAGCGGCACAGCTTGGCCTATTTTTGCACGATTACAAGGAGCGAATTACCTTCAAACCCAAGCAACGGATGTAGAGGGAAGTGGTTATACAACTTGGGATCAAATGGATGGTTGGGGTATTAGCACTGCATCATGGGAAAGTAGTGCTAATTATGTATTTTATAATTGGAAACGTGCACCCTCGTATTTCGATGTGGTTGCTGCGACAGGCGTGGGAGGAAATAGTAGTTATAAGCATGGATTAAATGCCATACCAGAAATGATGTGGTATAAGAAACGAAGTGCTACATCTGATTGGTGGGTTTATCATAAAGATTTAGGTAACACAAAGTACCTTAAGTTAAATAGTACCGCTGCATCGGCAACAGGAAATATATGGCAAGATACAACTCCTACTTCTGATACTTACTACATTGGCAGTGGCAATAATATGTCTAATTCAGGGCAAACTTTTATTAACTACCTTTTTGCGACAGTTGCAGGTGTATCCAAGGTGGGAAGCTATACTGGGAATGGCTCTAGCCAAAATATAGACTGTGGTTTCTCAAGTGGTGCTAGATTTGTTTTAATTAAAAACGCAGATGCCACAGGAAGTTGGGCTGTATTTGATACTGAAAGAGGTATTGTTGCAGGTAATGATAATTATTTAAAGTTAGATAGTACGTCTGCTGAAGGTGGTGGGTACGATTTTATAGACCCTTTATCAAGTGGCTTTACAATTAATCAAACTGGTGGAGTCGTTTTAAATGAATCGGGTCAAACCTACATCTTCTACGCAATCGCATAATCAAACTCATTAGAAAGGATCAATCATATGGGTGAATTTAGAGAAAGAACAACAGGCGAAGTTAAAACGCAAGGGCAATGGAGAGCAGACTTTGCTCATATGTCATTGCCTAGAGTGTGGAAAGCAGCAACGCTAGACGCAATGAACCTAGACGCAGTACTCGCAAGCCCTGCGGCTACAGTGGGCGCATATCAGGTAAGTGTGCGTGATGGTGTCGAGCAAGATGCAAACGGCAACTGGGTTGAGAAGTATGTCGCAAGGGATATGTTTGCTGATACGACTGACGAGGATGGTGTAACCACTACCAAAGCAGAGCACGAAGCAGCATATCAGGCAACTCTAGATGCTACTACAGCCGAAGGACACAGGACCACACGTAACAAACTTCTAGCTGATAGTGATTGGACACAGATGAACGACAGTCCACTAAGTAATGAAGATAAGACATCTTGGGCTACTTACAGACAAGAACTAAGAGACTTATCTGAT